ATAACTAGAAAAATCCCCATGGGTATAACAAGGAAGGATATCACTGCTAAGACGGACCATACGAAGAGGCTCTGGGAGTTCACTGACTCGCTCCACTAGTGCCTGCGTCGAGGCAATATTTTGTACCATTAAGTCCCATAACTTTTGCTCCGCCACTGGCCTTGTTTGTCTATTTAGCCAAGCGACTGTGGTAGTACCGGTGTTGTACTTTTTAGCGTCGTCAGTAGCTTTGATCCCCTCAGTTTGATCTGGACGATCAATCCATTTGCAACAAAAACCTATGCGTTTAGTGTACGGTATATTCATCGAACTCCCGGTATACACTACCACGTGCTTCGGCGTCAATGATAGCTTGTTCAAAACCCACACTAGGATCAGTGCTACGCAAATCAATAGCTGAATCTAAGCATTCAAGGATCGCAACACCAACATCGTGATTATCGGTATCAAGTAAATCATTGCCAATGGCAACTAGCTCATCAATAACGCTGTCGAGCTCAGCTGGAGTAAGATCTTTTAACTTGATGGTATCATCAAGGAACCCCTTGATCAGTGTAGCAGAATCTCTCATCTCATCTCCATAATACGTTTGATAGCCTCCGTAGCTTCGGGATAGCCCTGTCGTGCTTTTTGCTCAACTGCTTGCTCGATATAATCCAGTTGCATACGGTTTAAATCATCTAAAAAGTGCTGTATTTGATCACGTGGTATTTCCATACGAAACACGTGCTTATTATTTTTTTCCATCGTATTGCTCCTTGGGAATAGTTGCACCATCTTCTACAATAAACTTCTTACCACTATCGTCAGTATACTCATATACATAATCACGCTCGTTGTCGCCTGGGCAAAAGCTACTGGCACAGTTAAGGTAACCATAAACTATATGACTACCAAAATATACTATTCCAATGAACGCAAGAACTCTACCTAAGTACATATTAGCCTTGAATGAATACTTCTACAGTTTGAACGTACTTGACAAATTCTTCAAACGACATAGTATCGTATGGGCTGTGATTGTAAAACTCACTTGGCATCTTAACACGAATACCGTGCTTATAACATTCGTGAAATGTCTTGATGTTATCTTCTTCAACATCGTCCCACGGACGATATTCATAACCTAAGTAACTGTATAAACTGTTCATCTTAGTTAGCCTTTGATTGTTGATACTCTGTTAAACAACGTTCGTATTCAGACTTAGTAACTTCTACACCATCCACTAGATAGTGTGCTTCGCCTGTTTCACGATTACCGTATGATGTTAGTTCGTAATTAATAGGCATATTAGTTAGCCTCGTAAGCGGCTTTGAGTTTCTTCATAAACTCGGCACGAATCTTGGCCGCTTGCTTAGGTGTGTATGGGGCATCGTCTGCACTTACAGTCGCTTTACCAATGACAAGACGAGTCTTAGTAACTTTAACAGTACGTGGCTTTTTAGCCGCTTTGGGTTTAGCAAAAGGATTTTCGTCTTTAATCAAACCAGTAAGCAAACCAGTGGCCTCAGGCGTATTGAACCGAGGATATGAAATAGCTAAGTTAGTGAGTACATACTTAGCGGCATCATTCTTAGTCATTGGGTTTGGTAAGATTGCCATACTAATGTCTGTATCACCAAGTTTAGCCAACTGTTGGGCACGGCTGATTTCGTTAGCAGTACGGAATTTTAAAACACCATTCATACGGCTAAAACCTGCAAACTGAACTGTACTCATATCAACTCCTATTTACTTAATATACTACTATTATACATTAAATGGATTTATTGGTCTACCATTTTTTGGGGGTGTTTTTGAGTGCGTTTATAGCGGGTTTTGAGCTCCACTCGCTTGGGTTTAAAAGGGGTGTCGCGAAAAAACAACACATTGTGAATACGTGTTTTTTGCGTATTTTGCTGATTCTTCATAATATAGCTATTATACAATATTATGATTTTTGAGTCAACTAGTGTAGTGTATCGTTATCTAGTTGTTCTGGATCGCGGATGCCAAACATCTTAAGAATTTTATATACATTCTTAGGTTGTTTAAAAGGTAATACATCCGGTAAGAATAACGACTTTAGTTCGCCGTCGGGACCAAGTATAAAACCATAATCTTCTGCACCAATATCTTGGTCGTCATATATGCCATCTTCTAATGCTAATTCTTCTGATAACTTACTCATGATAGCTCCAGTCGTTTAAGATATTTATCGGCTTGTTTTTTTAATTGTAACATAACTTTACGATCGTGTCTAAAATGTTTTTGATATAAACGCCAGGTTTTAGTTTGTTCCATTAATCGATCGTACACTACCATTTCGCTTGCAACATTAAATCCGTGTGCAAGTATTTCGTCTTCGCATCCTAGGTAGTCTTTCATTGACTCTTGATACCGAGTAAGTCTTGCAGTCTTATAGCCACGACCGTATCGGTATCCTCTTTGGCGGCAATAGTATTGATGAAGATATTCGTGAGTGACCACATCGGCAATATGAAATCCCATGTTGTCCCACCGGTGACGATCAATATGACATAGCCGTTCTTGGGCGGGATATACTAATGTGATGTATATGCTAGGGTCGCCTTGTTCGTCATCGTAAGGACGATATTCTCCTTTGATGGTCCAGGATCCCTTTTCAACATCATCGCTACGTTCAGTTATAAAACGTAAACCTGGATCACGAAACTGCATACGTATTAAATGTGTCAATCCCTCGGGCGTATACCTTTTGCCGCGGTGCCTAACAGCAATCGTGCGTAAACGCTCAAGGGATTCAAAGAACATTAGATTTTATTGTCTGCGTAGAATTGATGACCACCAATGCGAGCTACATAGTGTTTTTGTCTAGCCCACGATGGATGTATTGCTGTAGCATGGAAATATAATGCATCGCTGTATTTGGCTTGCCAGTTTACATAGTTTCCTTTAAGTAGGTCTTGAGCTACTCTCTGGCTTTCTTCCCATCGTTCATCGGAATCTTTGGGTTTACGTACAAACATGCATTTCCAACTGAATTGACATACTGAAACATTTTCAACTATCTTGGTAGTTTGCTTATGTTGTTCAGGACGACCAAACCAACCTGCCTGCACCATTTTAGTTGTAGTAACTTCGCGACTGCGTACTGTTTGTGTGCGCTGTTCTACTACCGAGCAAACTGTCTTACCAAAGCGACCATCACGGACGCGATTAATGGTAACCATGGCCACTGCCACTTTGCCTTCTTCTGGTTCATTGCCAGCTTCGTAGTAGATATTGTGTGCAAGGCAATCAACGTCCTTGCTTGATATGTTGATGTCTACTATGGGTGTCATAATAGCATCTACCAAATTGTCCAAGCGATCTTGTGCTTGTGTTTTGACTGTGTTAAAAAAACTTTGTTGCTGTACTTCTTCTGCATGACCGGGTGCCATTACGGTCAGGGCTAATATTGCTACGATTGTTTGAATAATCGTTCTCATAAAGTCCTCCTTTGGTTATACGCTTCGATACTTTGAAGCGTTAGATATTTAAACTCATATCTATAGAGTTATAATACTATATTAATCAAATAAAGTCAAGGTAAGTAACGTTTCTGAGTGAAAAACTGCCATTAAAACCCTACTTATTCTGGGATAAGTACGTAGTTAATGGGATACCTTGACTGTTTGCATCGGCTAATGCCTGTCTTGGATTTGGATCATTATTCACCGTGGCTCGGCTGTTTACCTGTTCGGCAATGACCGCACGAATGGTGTCACCATATGCATCATTGGTAATCAAGTTGCCAATAATTTGATTAGCTCCGAGTCCAGATGTATCAGCTGAACCGTATCCGCCAATGCTTTGACCAAAACCTAATAAAGAATTGGATCCGTAACTTGTAAATCCTACACCGGCTCTGGCTAAGTTGGTAACTTCAAATGTCAATCTATTGAGCATGGTATAATATGCAGTCTGGCATAAGGTCTGTTGAGATGCTGGTATTGTTGCTAGAGCCGCATTAACTTTTGCTACGTTCGAAGTCACATACGTAGCATCAGGAGTACCATAGGTGATTATAATATTTCCACCCCCATCGGTTGTTGTTGTTGCTGTTGCATAATATTTTGTATATGTATCTAATACCGCTTGATCTAAGCCTTGCATGGCCGTAGAAACTGTACCTGCGACAGAAGAATAAGTTGAGTTGATTGTAGAAAGGCAGGTGTTATATGGTATACCGGCCACGGATCCTAAATAATCGGACATTACTGGATTCCCAAAAGGTCCAGAGCCTGTACCAAGTAAAGAACTTAATGTACTAGCTGTTCCTGGATTTAGCACCGCAGTATTTGCTGTTGTAGTAGTATGTGGTAATACCGGCACAGAAATAGATGCCAAGTAAGATGATACATCAGCCCAAGAATTAAACTGTTGTTGACCAATTCTACTGTTTAAATATGTACTAAAATCTTTAAAGGTCTTAACATTGTATTGATTCAACTGGTTAGCCGCGGTTACACCAACTACTTTGATAAAATCAAGATAATCGGCTAATGTTATTAAATTATTGTTTGTTGCGGTAAATCCGGTGGCAGAAATAATAGCGGCTAAATCGCTACCAGTGATTGTGGAATAAATGGCGGTAATGACATTAGGATTATTTCCTGTGGCTGTAGTAGTAACTGTAGTATTTGCCACCGTTGGTAAAGTGATTGGCCCTATCAATGATGTATATGATAAACTACTTGAGGTTGGATATGTTACGCTTCCTGTTAGCGGAGCCTGTGTAATATCATTTATGTTTAGCCCAACGGCTGTGAGTTTTTCTGCTAGGTTTCCGTATTTGCCAAGTCCCTGATTTAATAAGTTTTGTCCAAACACATAAGGATCAGCAATCAAGTTAATATTAGTTACATCATACATTGTTCCCCACCCGGTGACAATCGCACCTAGTAAGTTTGCTTCGCTACCAATGCCGCCAGTTAACAAATCAGTAATGCCAGTATAACCAATACCACTTTGCCCATAGGTTTTACCATTAAGCATACTCAAGGAGCCAATAGTGTCAAATGCTTGGCTAGCAGTACCAAGACACATAGAAAAGCCCGATGCAAATCCCGAGATACCGTTATTAAACGGATAGTTAACTTGTGCAGAAAGAACTGTACTAAAATGCGGAGTTGTTACACAGTTTGCTACGTTAGCAAAAGTAGTAGGGTCATATACACTACCTATAGTTTGATATAGTGTACCGCCTTGAGTTATCAGTGTGCCAACGGGTACAGTAAGTTTGGTAGTCCATGCAACTGATGCACTACTGGTTGGAGTAACATTAGGAGGGTATACATCAAATAACCACGAGTATCCAGGATTACCAGATCCAATGGTACCAAGTACTGGTAATATAGTAGCGGCTACAGTAGGATCTGCGTTGGCGTTTGTATAGACATTTGCATAAAGAGCTATACTAGGCTGTGATCGATATGTTGATATTTCCGCCAGTATAGTTGGATTAGGAGCCAGCCCGTGTCCATTGACAATGGTGGCTGTTGCATTTAGACTTGCGGCAGAGGCCATACGTTATCTACCAACCGTTATTGTAGGTACGCCAGGACCAGCTAACAGATGTGTACAAGTACAAACACTACCAATGGTTGCTACAGGTTTGCCATTGACAAGTACGCTCGATGATCCAGTTTGTATTGTAGCGTGGCCGCAGGTAGGATTATATCCTGGATTTATTTTTGGATTACTAGGATTGCCGTGTGCAACAATTGGGGTGCCAACGGTAGCTACTGGTAGTTTTTCTGGACCCGCAAGAACAGGACCTCCGGACCCAGCTGGATTATATAATACTACCATTTCAACAGGTAACGGACTATTACGATGCGATGGTACAACCGCCGGATCTAGATCGTCGCCTTCAACTGCTATAATACCTGGCATTTTAAGTGATTATTCCGCCTTTAGTGGCTGGCTGAATGCCTGTTGTAGTACGGATATAGTGATTTTCAATATCTGTAATAACAGGACCATGCATAATAACATGTTCAAAATTCAGCGTTACATTATTATTTATATCCGCAGAAATTAGGCTTTGCATGAGTCCTAATCCTTGTGGGCTAGGAATAACTGTACAAGGACGATTCACTCTAAAACCGTTTGGCAACAATTCTACTAATTTAGCAACAATTTCGTCGCCGGTTACAATCTTGAAGCA